TCTCAGCCTCTCTCCTAATTCTTCCTAACATTACCTTATCTTTATTTTACACTTGTTTTTACGTGTAATATAATAAATAAAGGATTAAGGGAAAATGGCATTCGATAACAGCATTTATAACGTAAAGGAGTGGGAGGCGTACCCCGCGGTTAGTTCTTATGCAAAAAATGATATTGTATCAAGAATAGAATATCTCGAAGGAACGGCCGGGGGCCTTAAAATTCCCAAAAATATAAAATACTACTACAATCTGACTGGAATTAACACTGCTAATGCGCCCGAAATCAACACTACGGATTGGGGAGGTTATACCACCGTTAACTCCCAAAAAATACCCTTTTTTCTATGGAGGCCTTCCTATAATCTCTCAACAAAGCATGATCCTCGTGTAAATGTTGTGCAATTCGGCAATGGCTACGAACAAAGAAACCCCGATGGACTCTTCTCCCAATTGATTAGTTTTGATATAACCTTTGAAAAAAGGACCGAGCAAGAAGCTAGAGCCATACTTCATTTCCTCAAGGCCCGAAAAGCTGTCGAAAGCTTTTCTATAAAAGAATTACCTGACCTTTACGCCGATAACACTACCGACGGTTGGAAAAAAAGATTTGTTTGCCCCACTTTCAATAGTAACTTTATTTTTTATAACAACTATACCGTGACGGCGACCTTTAATCAGGAAAATAATTAACATCAATGACAAAGGATCAGGCTCAATCTTCCATTAAATCTTTAGCTCACGAGTTGTCTAACTTGACGCCTTCTGCGTTAATAGCATTATTTGAAATAGACTTATCCAACTTACTCGACTCTAAATCAATTCCCACCCTAGCAGCAGACGCAAAAAAAATAGGCTTGCCCGTAACCGTCGATAGAATACTAAGGTTTCATAATAATATTAAAGTTTTTAATTCAAAAATAGCTTGGAACGGCAAAGAATACTACCCTGTGCCAATCCAAGCGACAGGTTTTGAAGCTTCGAGTAAAGGAACCCTTCCAACTCCAATACTTTCAATTTCCAGCCAGTCAGAGGAGGGAGTCTCTCTTTTGTCCTTGTTAAAACATCAAATATTAAAACACGGAGATATAATAGGATGCAAAGTAACCCGAAGAAGGACTTTCGCCAAATATCTAGACTGGACAAATTTTGAGTTTCACACGGGAGGAAACACGAACCCCATATCTCCTCGCGCACAGGAATTGCCAGACGGTTACGAGCCCGATCCTAACGCAGAATTACCAAAAGACGTTTATTTTATAGAAAGAAAGATAGGGGAAAACAAAAACACCATACAATACCAGCTTTCCTCCATTTTAGATCTAGAGGGAGTCAAAATTCCACGCAGAACCATAGTTGCTGATAAATGTAACTGGCAATATAGAGGTCCGGGATGTTGGTATCAAGAATCATACCAATACGAAACTCAAGATGAAAATGGAAACCCAATTCAACAAGTCCCTATTTTGCAAAAAGCAGAACTTACCACCCGTGAATTTACTCTCCCTCAAGATGCTCCACCCGTGGCAACAGACAAAAACGAACTGATTAAAGGTATAACAGGATTTGACGGGCCGCGCTTTGTTTCTGACCAAAAAGAGTGGAGGAATAACACCGCCTACAAAAAAGATCAGTTTGTTTATTTCCTGAAAAACAAAATTAAATATTATTACGTGGCTAAAAAAGCCGTTCCAGCCGATACACCCCCACCTAACGCTTCCTATTGGGTCGCCGATGAATGCTCTAAAACTCTGGGCGGATGCAGGTTAAGATGGGGACCGGACGGTCCATCAGCCACCCCGGGAAATTGTCCTATAGGAGGTAAGTTAAGGGGGGACGACGAAACAGAAGGCGGATTACCATTCGGGGGATTTCCTGCTGCGAACAAGGTAGGAGGAAGACGATAACATGATTTCCGACTACGTAAAAAACGAGATCAAATCTCATGCAGAAGAAGACACATCCAGAGAATGCTGTGGTTTCATTTTCAAAAATAATATATTGCGGTGCAACAATCGATCCGAAAAACCCGCTAGACATTTTTCAATTTCCCCATTTGACTATATCAAAGCAACCAAAAAAAACAAGATAAAAGCCGTCTACCATTCCCACATTTCAGAAAATCAAAATTTTTCAAGCTACGATAAGCAAATGAGCCGAGGACATAACCTCCCTTTTGTTTTATACCACCTTAAAAGTAAAAATTTTTTATGTTTCGACCCCAAAAAAGAAAGAGTTGTAGATATCGATAAAAAGTTTGTTTTAGGTAAGTCGGACTGTTACTCGCTAGTTAAAAATTATTACAAAAAACTTGGAATAACTTTGACGGACTCCAATACTCCAAATCCAAATTTGTTTACCTTGGTCAAAGAGCTTTTCGAATTAAATAAATTTAATATAAAAAAAGAATGGGACAAGTTTGACTTCCAAGGCATAACAAAGCTTAAAAAACATGATTTAATAGTTTTTGAAATGATAAAAGGGGAGGGGCCATGTCATGTAGGAGCGTATTTAGGAGAGGGAATAATGTATCATCACCCTAGGAACCGATTCCCAACTACCGAAGAATTAAACGACGTAATTCAAAGAAAAATTTATAAGGTATACAGGCACCAAGAACTAAATGAACAAGGTTAAAATCACATTACATGGAGTACTGGCGGAGCAAGTTGGCAAAAGCCAATGGAATCTTATTGCCGGGAACGTAAGAGAAGCGATAAGCGGAGTCCAAACAAATTGTAAAAATCTATACGCGTCCTTAATAAAAAACGACAAGGAAAACATAAAATACAGAGTACTAATTAATGGTGATGACTTTTTTATGGAGGAAGGAAAAAATCCCAATACAAGAGAAGGTTTAAAAGCTTCTCAATTATGTCTGGAAAAAATTTCCAACCTAAAATCTATAGATATAGTTCCGGTAGTAGAGGGTGCATCCGGTTGGTTTGACTGGTTGACTGTCGTAATTGGAGTTGCTTTAATATGGGTGGGAGGAGTGGGCTTACTAGCTGGAGCCGGATGGAGCAGCATGTACGGTATGGCGGTTGTGGCAGGTATAGGTCTTGTTGCGGCTGGTGTAGCTAACCTGCTTACCCCCGATCCAGAGTTTGACGATTTTAGAGAGATAGAAGGCGGGGGAAGAGCTCCCTATACCTTTTCGGGCCCTCAAAACGTCGTAAGAGAAGGCGGACCAGTTTTTGTGGGGTATGGCAGGCTCCTTGTCGGGAGTCAGGTAATACAGGCCGCCACAGATCATTTTGATGAGGACGCGGGTGTTCCTCGAAACAAAGATCCCAATGGCGGTAACGACGTGATTTGGGGACGTCCGGATTATGGCTTGAGATACAATGTCACTAATATCAGCAAAGCAGTTCACGATAGAGTCGAAGACATGCAAACTGAGATTCCGACACCATAAAAATATGCGAAGGGAGATAAAACGAATATGAGTTGGGGGGGCGAAGAAGAGAGAAAAGCCAGACCTGTTCAAACAGATCAACACGGCGTCCTTTCGGGTGCCGCTCCGAACAAGCTGGTTGTCGTTGATTCTGATGCGGAGATTATAGACCTGATCGGGGAAGGTCCAATAGAAGGCCTAGTTTCCGGCACTTATAGATTTGAAGGGAAAAAGGGTTACACAGGCTTCTTTGCCGGAGAAACATTCACGAAATACACCGCTACAGGAACGAACGAAAACGACGACCTAGTTTCTTTTTACAGTCTGGGCTTTTTAAGGTCAGTTTATTGGAACGATACTCCAGTGGTAGATCAGAATGGATATTATAATTTTGCAAACATAAACGTAGAGTACACAAAAGGTTTACCCGAAGGTAACCTCGCCAGCCTTAACCCCAAGCTTCCTGCACAGGAAAGCCTAGACCTAACCGTCGAAAGGCCCATAGGGGAAAGACTTTACGGCGTATCCATACAGGGTGGGACAGTACCGACCTCTACGCAAGATGCCGGGGATCTAGCTGACGATTCAAGAATAGATTCCGTAGCTAAAACCTACACAATATTAAATAAAGAATGCAATAAGATACAATTAAGGGTTAGAGTAAACCAACTATTTGAACAAATCAGAAGCGAAGATGCCCCCAAAGATTACGAAAAAGGTAAAAAAATTCCCCCTGTGGGGTACGGAGATATAAAAGCTAGAGAAATAAGGTACAATATCTACTTCCAACCAATCTTTGATTATTTTTCTGATGAAATAAATGGGGAGAGACCCAAAACTAACGCATGGACTTTCTTTAAAACGGAAATTGTGCATGGTCATATTTCTCAAGTTTATATTCGTTCCACCACCATACCCCCCCCCGCCACTTATACCGATCAGCCCGGTTTCGCAGGATGGAAAATTAAAATTATAAGAACCACACCGGAATCACTTACGGCCTACCTCAAAAACACAAGCTTTATAGATTCTATAGTGGAAATTTACGGAACTAAACTTAGGTATCCATACAGCACGATGGTATACTCCAAGTTTGACGCAGAATTTTTCAGCAAGGTTCCCCACAGATCCTACGATACCAAGCTTTTAAAAATCAAGGTACCCAATAATTATAATCCCATAACAAAAACATATGGAAGAAGCGACGCCATGACCAAAGGCTCGGACAATTGGTATACCACTACCACTCTTATAAGATCCGGGCAGCGTATTTATTGGCAATCTGGAGCCATAATGGAAGCTCACGCCAACTTGACAATAGGCACTCACAACCTTGTTGGTTGGCCCGGAACTGTCTGGGTTCGAACGGGTACTCCATACGGAAACCATACATATCCTGTACAAAACGAAACCGGA